ATTTGCTGCATCAACCAACAAAAATTTGAAACAAGAAAAAAAATTCTTTGAAAAAGATTTCCCTAGGAAACTATCTCTAGTCCCTAGGGAGTTTGCTCACTTCTCTTTTAGAGCTTCGGCGATTGCTTCGGCAACCTCTTCGCCACATGCCTTGCTATCAAGTACGATCTTTTCCAGATCTGCTATTGTGATTTCTGGATCGTCAGCCTTCAACCATTTGAGAAGCTGTTCTATTTTCGTGAGTGGGGTCTCGTTGTAGACCTCTTTTCTCCATTCAGCATAGGTATCGTAATTGTTCGGGCTTAACACTTCACCCTTCGGTGCTTTTTCTGTTATCACTTTACGTGACTTCTTGAAGCATGATATAGCTTGGCGGATAGCTTGAATAGACTTCTTTTCTTGTTCGTCCGCGTTTTTTCCAGATCCATTTTTATACACTTCTTTGATCTGGGTTTTTAGTTTGTCTGCCATCTCTACACTATCCAGATTGATACCTGAATCTTGAAGCTTAACAACAAATACCCTACGACTATCGTTAGTCGCGTCAATCTTAATACCTTGCTCATTTAGAGCGGTACCAATTTTTTCCATTTCAATTTTAAAGTTTAAAGATTTCATAATTATTCTACCTTATTAGGTCAATTGATTTTTCTATCCTTCGGAATAATTTCCTTGGGAAACTTTTTATACTCTTTATCGTTAGCCACACTTCCCCATTAAGATCAATCCAAAATACAGACGGACTAACCCCTTGAATAAACATGACTTTTTCCAAATTGTTAAAGAGCACAGGCTATTTGCATAAGGCTATCACACCTTAACTAAGTAACACCTACTTACTTAACTAACCATAAAGCTATTATAGCAGACCATTTCGGGGCCATTGTCTCAGGTGCGACCACTACCAACCTAAACGCGACACTTTGCAAGATAATCTTAGATGATAAATATGATAGGGGGAGGTGATATAAATGATACTATGGGTACCTACTTAGGCATTCTCTTTGCCGACTTTGCAGACTACACAGACAGAGTTGCATCTTTGCAGGTTTGATCAGATCAATGTGATAAAAGTGATACCCTCAAATGATACCACGGGGGGATGTATCAGTTTGCATCATAGTAGCGGTACCTGCTTAGATACAAAAAAGAGTGAATCTGACTAATTAATTACTATCACTAAGACTATGATTAATAAGCATTAAGTAATATGTTCTGGGGAGTGGATAAAGGAGGACTGCGGAGGCCATGTAAAGCATCTGAGTCCCGCCAATGTAGTCCAAGGTAGATAACTAAAATAACTCTTGACTTTTGCTAGAAAGTATGCTATAGTCCTCTGACTATATAGGACAGAACAGAAACAAAGTATTGTAATCTATAATCCTTATACTTATAATCGACAAGATCAATGACTCTGTTCAAAGGCTATATAGAACTAAATAGTAACGCATACGCTATAAGGGTATAGGGAAACGTTAAGGATAATGAATGATTGTTGATCCAAAGGTTGTTGTTAAAGCGAAGCGTGGGCGTCCTCGTAAAGCAGACATTGCAGCCAAGAAGAAAGGAAACAGGAATGCTCTCGGTAGACCCAAAGGGGATGCTGCGAGAATCAATGAACTCAAGGCTAGGTTGTTAGCTACGAGTGGTGATAAGGTCATCTCTAAGGTTATTCAAATAGCATTAGAAGATGGACATCCTGTTCAATCAGCAGCACTAAAGATGTGCATGGATAGAGTGTTACCTGTCTCTTATTTTGATAAGAAGAATGATACTGGAGGTAGGAATGCAGTCTCTATTACTATCACTGGTATTGGTGGTGATACTACAATCGTGGGCAACTCAGGCAATGACGATGCCGTTGAAGGGGAGTATGAGGATGTTTGATGAGTTAGATTTACAGACCTATTTTGACTCTGTTGCTTTCATAGAGAGTGGTGGTGAGAAGGATCCCTATGCAGCTATAGGTGGAGCCAACAACCATTACGATGGTAAGTATCAGATGAGTTACCTCGCTAAACAAGATGCAGCTAGGATACTTGGGTGGGGGGATCAGAAAGATGGTAGGCATCCTTTGTGGGCAAAGAATACTCCTGCTGGTCGTGCAGCTTTTCGTGCTGATCCTGAGATACAAGAAAAAGCAATCAGGGCATACACCAAAGCTAATCATGGTTACATGAAAAGTAAGACTAAAAAAGATCCTGATAAGTATACTGATCTATCTCCACAAGAACAGTTATCAGTTCTAGGTTATGCTCATAACCAAGGAGCAGGTGGTGCTAGTATATGGATGCGATCTGGATATACTAAAGTAGGTAAAGACGCTAATGGAACTGCGGGTACAAAGTATTCTGATTCAATAGCTAGAAACCTAGCTGGAAATGCTCAAGTAGCACAACAGCAAAAGCCAGTTACTGAGCAAGCAATAGAAACTGAAATAGTTCCAGAAGAAACTAATAATTTTTATGATATGGCTATGAGCATATTTAGTGATCAAGGTGGGGACTTTGATGAAATTGGCCCTAACCGATTTGCTTATCAAATAGCAAAAGATAATAATCTTACGCTTGAACAACTACAAACATTAAACCCTGACCAAGAGATTACCCGTGGATCTCAAGGTACAGAGATGAAGTTAGGACAACAGTTAAGAGTTAAAGAACTTAATGATGATAGTTCTTCCGTAAATTCTAATCAAGGCTTTGACACAGTAGGACAGAATCGTTTTGCTGGTCACATAGCCTATGAGAATGGAATGTCTCTTGATGAATTGCAAGAATTAAATCCTGAAGTAGAGATTACTAGAGGATCTATGGGTAGGAATCTACAAGATGGTCAACAGTTACGAGTAGGTAAAGGTTGGTTTGAAGATTTTAAGAGTATGTTTGCTTAAATGGCTGATCTTAAAGTTGAGTTACTAGAGTGGCAACAAGAAGTCTTCAATGATCCTGTGCGATTCAAAGTAGTAGCAGCAGGTAGACGTTGTGGTAAGAGTAGGTTGGCAGCGTGGGCCTTGATCATAGAGGGCTTACAGGCAACTAAGGGACATGTGTTTTATGTTGCCCCTACTCAGGGACAAGCAAGGGATATCATGTGGGAAACTCTTATGGAGTTAGGCCATACTGTTATCAAGAGCAGTCACATAAACAACTTACAGATTAAGCTAGTCAATGGTACTACGATTGCACTCAAGGGTGCTGACAGACCAGAGACTATGCGTGGTGTTAGCTTGAAGTTTCTCGTTATGGACGAGTATGCTGACATGAAGCCAGAAGTATGGGAACAAATACTACGACCAGCACTAGCTGACCAAAAAGGTGGTGCTATATTCATAGGTACTCCTATGGGTCGTAACCATTTCTATGATCTATACCGCCACGGGCAAGGAGATGATCCTACTTTTAATAGTTGGCACTTTACGTCTTATGATAATAACTTACTAGACCCCGAAGAGATAGAAGCAGCTAAAGGTAGCATGTCTTCATTCGCATTTCGTCAGGAATTTCTGGCATCCTTTGAGGCAGCAGGGGGAGCAATATTCAGTGAAGACTGGATTGCTTTTGATACGGAAGAACCCGATGAAGGTGACTACTATATCTCTGTTGACCTCGCAGGTTTTGCTGATATTGAGAAAGCTACTACGTCTAAGCAGAAGAAATTGGATACAACGTCCATATCTGTTGTCAAAGCTGGGCCTGATGGGTGGTGGGTTGATAATATTATCTATGGTCGATGGGATGTTAAGAAGACTGCCGACAAAATCTTCCAAGCTGTACGCGATTACCAGCCCATTGCTATTGGTGTAGAGAAAGGTGCATTGAAGAATGCAGTTCATCCCTACCTGACAGACAGAATGAAGCAAGAGCAGTTCTTCTTTCGTGTAGAAGAGTTGACTCATGGTAATAAACGGAAGACTGACCGAATCATATGGGCCTTGCAGGGTAGATTTGAGCATGGTCAGATAACTTTAAACGAAGGTGAGTGGAATACAGAGTTCTTAGACCAGCTATTCCAGTTCCCTAACCACTTAGTACACGATGATTTAATAGATTCGTTGGCATATATTGATCAGTTAGCTAAGATTAGCTACGCCTACGATTACGAAGAAGATGAATATGAATTTATGGATGCTATCGCAGGATATTAAT